TTTAGGTAAATTAAAACTGTCTAAAGTTTCTTCTATGCTCTCAACAAGCATCATAAGGACTTTAAAAGATTGATCTGGGTCAACTTCGGTTATTGTACTTTCACGTAAAGTACGACCTGGAGTTCCTTCATAAGCACTTTTAACAGTTGTATACACGGGAGTATCATATATACCTCGTGTTTCAAAAACGTTTCCACGTTCAACGCTTGCACGTTGGGTCATTTCTGCAGTAATAGCAGGAGTTACAGTATTATTTTCATCTATAAAAACTAACTCAAATCCAGCTTGATCTAACAAAGACAAAAGAGTTGCATAGCCAGCAGCAACTCTAGAAATACTGCCTGAAAACTCTCCATCTAAAGCAACACGTATACCTTCTTGCATAAGAATCTGCATATTAGCTGGAGTACCTTGCTCTTGCTCGTTTTCTAGTCTTTGTAGTTCTTCTTGATATTGTTGTTGTTCTTCTGGAGAAAGTAATCCAACGTCTGTTTTTTTAAGATTTTCTAGTTCAGTATTTTTAGACCTAATAGTAAACATTGGAGGCTGTTTAAGTTGTATTTTATTCCTAGCAGAATTTATAGCATTTTTAACTACTCGTTGTGTACGTGTTATTTGGTTTACATCTGAATCTGTAGAGTCTACTACTACTTTCCATAAACCATCTGACCCAATGCCAAACGCGTTTTGAACTCCTTCATCTCGTACAAGTCTAGGAGAAAATCTAGTGCCTGGGTTTTTAGCAATTAAACCCGCAAACTTACCAAGAAATCTATAGGATACTCCATTAGATCCACCTAAACCTTCTCGTAATCTAGCTTCAAAAGCGTCTCGCGCTTGTTGCTCTCCTGCTTCTAATTCAGCACCTTCAGGGTTTTGTTCTAAATCGTATGACTCCATTAAATGGTCTATCATAGTTTCAAACCTAGCATCTCTAGTTTGTTGAGCGCTTCTAGTAGCTTTGGCTATTTGCTGTTGAGTTTTACCTTCTGGACGTACATTAAAGTCTTCAACGCCGTTAGCTTTTAACTGTTTTGGTCTTTCTTGGATTGGTTCTCTTTTCTGTAATGCTTCTTGCCTGTCTTGTTCGCTTACATTTGCTCTATCTTGACGATTTTGTTCTGCATCAGGTAAAGACTCTCTAACAAAACCGTCAGGGTCAACTTCAACTGTTTGCATTGACTGTAAGTCAGTAAAGTCTACATCTTCTTCGGTGTTTTCAGGTGTAAGGTCTTCGTCTATCATAGGACGAGTTTGTATTTCTTGCGGCCCCGCGGCAGAATCTTCGTTAAACGCTTGTACTCTTTGCTCTAGAAACTGTTCTTTAGGTACTGGCGTTGGTCTAGAATATCTATCTTGTGGATACTGTTGTTCTAATTTTTCTATAACAGATTGTACATTTGCGTTTTTTGCTGATTCATAGTGAACTGGCGCGCCAGTACTATCACGCACTACAACAACTTGATTTTCAGTGCCATCTTGTACAGTAGAATAACCAAGTATATCTTGTAACATAGATGAGTCATCTATGCCTTTATTTGCAATTTTAGAGTTTATCTCTTGAGCATGTTTAGCTGTAGTTAAAATAACACTGTTGCCTGTACCTTCCATTTGCACAATTTTATTAGCTTGTTCAGGAGGTAACTGCGAAACAATGGCTTCTACTTGTTGTCTTGTTTCTGATACGTCTTTGTTATCCCTGCCATCTAAATATACAGCTTTTTTTGGAGTAGTTGAATCAAGCATAGCCTTTGTTTGAGCCAACCCATAAGATACAGGTTCGGTAGCAAGCCCCATTTCTAAATTTTTAGTAGCTTGATCTCTTATAGCTCTACCAGCGTCATAGTTAGCTTTGGCTTTATCCGCAACTCTAACAGCTGCATCTACACCACCTTTCATAGCTCCACCAGCTATAGCCCCTGCAAAAGCTGATTCCATACGTCTTAAATTTGCTTCTTCTTCAGTGTATTCGGAATCAGTAGCAAACCTTTGTTGTATATACAGTTCTTCTTGAGCAAGTTCAGTTAGACCCTCTCCTGGTATACCTTTAGCAACGCCTGTAACTAAACCCCTGCTTGCTTCACGAATCCAGCCTTCATAGTCTTCAGCTAGTTTTATTTTACCTGCTTTTCTAGCAGCATCAGCTTTTCCAAGGAAACGTCTGACTAATCCTCCAGCTATAATGTTTTCTCCTAACAAACCAATAGCAGCTTGAGGTACACCCATAGCTAATGCTTGTTGAGCTTCTGCTGCAGTTAATTCTAATCCTGCATCTTGAAACTCGGCTAGGGATTGAGAAGACCCTACTAGATATTCTTGTCCAGCGGCCCCTGCCCAAAATCCGTAACTTAATGGGGCTCCTGTTAAACCCGTAATTTTCCCTTCGGCATCTCTCTGTAAAAACTGTCTTGTTTTTCTACCAACACCAGCTTTAAATAACTGTGATCTTGTATTTAAACCGCTCATTTTTTTAGCTTTATTCGCAGTAAGATAAGCAGCGTCTAATATAGCTTGTTCACTTCTAGTTAATTTAGGTGCGTTTTTAATACCACTTCGTAGAGCAAAATCTTTTTGTACAATGTCTTTCATCTCTTTAGCAAGCACCCGTCTAGATGTTGCTGAAAGAAATCCTTTACCTACAGCTTGAGTAGCGGCTCCTGCAATACCCGATGCAACTGAAGTAATCATCATTGGAGTAAATTGACCTATAGCTTTTACGGCTTGGTCTACAAAACCTGAAAAACTTGGAGCTTCTACAAATTTTTCAAAATTACCAAAACCGCCTAACAGCTCACCAGCAGCATCGTCCAGATATTTAGCTTCATTTAAATATTCTTGTGCTTCTTCTTGATCGTCAGTTAGTAGATTAAAAATAGCTCCAGCTCTCTGTACATCTGCTCTAAGAGTAAAAGCCCCTCCTCTAGCTGCATCAGAAAATTTTTCTCCTATAGTAGTTGGAGCAAACTTTTCTACTAACTGCTCTTTAGGTGCAAGGAAAGCAGATCCTTTTCCAGTTTGACGTATTGCTTCTTCTAAAAAAGGACTGTCTGTTCTAGCAGGAGTTGGCTCATTAGCTTTAGTAGAATTAGCAAGGTAATTAGCTAATACGTTTGAGTCATCTGGAGTTGCCACTTTAAGAAGTACCGCGGAATATTAGTGTTTCTACAGCCCCTGGTCCAAATGTACTAGTTAAGGCTTGTGGGGATATGTCGTTACCAGAGTTAGGTTCTTTAAGTTTTACTCGTCTTCGTTCTTCTTCAGACAAGTTATACCACTGTTGAGCTGAAGTTATTTTTTCCCCGTCTACTGTTGCATCCACCCGTGCGTCAGATTTAAACAAAGCTAAGTCAGCAGGTTTAGCCGATCCCCCACTAATAATAAAGTCTAATATAGAAGGATCTGTTTTATCTTTTACGAAGTCTTTCATTTGCTCTGACCTTAAACCAGTAACAGCTACTAATGCTTTTCGATTAGTTGGATTAAGAGGTCCAATTCTAGCTGCCTCTGCTATTTGTGCAAGTTGTATATTTAAAGTTGTATTAGCTGTTCTAATACTCTCGGGCGTTGCTTCTGCTCCAAATAAATCCGCAGTTAGAGCATCTTCATCTATAGTAACATCTGCCCCTACTGGTGTATTCATTCTTTCTTCTTGCATTCGTGCTGTTTGTGCTTTAAAACGCTCTGTTTCTGCATTCATTTGGTTAAAGTTAAACACTCCACTTTCAACCATATTAGTAAAGTTAGACCCTCTTGTTAGCATTTCAAAAAGCGGAGACTCTGGAGGTAAAGAAGAAATCATCTCAAAATACAAACCTATACGCTCTTTGTTGGTAGCACGTCCAAAGTCTCCTCCTGTTCTTTGCAATTCAGCGGCTAGTTCTTGTTGTCTAGCCTCACTAGTAGTTTTCATTTTTCTTGCAATCTCTCGTATTTTATCTGTATCTCTTGTAACAAGTGCTTTTTCTAAAGGTTCCATATCTTTTATATCTATATTTGCTACAGCTTGTTTTAAAAGACTTACATTTTTAGGAGGACCAAACAACGCATTAGTGTCATTTCCATATTTAGTAGCAAACGCAGTAGGGTCTGCTTTAAACTCTTTCATAAGTTCTGGCTGTTCCATAAGTCTTTTTACTAACTTATTATCTTTAGGTATATCTCCAGTAGCAAAAAAGTCAGTCATGCCTTCTGCTTCATAGAATTTTTTAGCAGCTTCTATAACAGGTTTATCTCTTTCAATCTCTACATTAGCTTCGCTTGATGTTGATCCTACTTTTCGATCCCACCTAGCGGTTGTAGTATCAGCTATACCTTCAAAAGAATCTTGCAAATTTTTGTCGCTTACATTTTTAGCTAAAGTCATTGCGGATTCTCGTTGTTTTGGAGCTAAAGACAGAAATTGTTCTTCAGTCATGTCAAAGGGTAATCCACCTGGAGCAAACGCATAACCAGATAGACCTGCTTTCTTAATACCTTCAGTAGTAACAGGAAAATCTTGACCCAATCCTTCAGAGATTTTATCAGAACCAGGACCTCTACTCCCCGCTCCTGAAGTTAAAACGCTAGATAAAGCTTGCGCTCCTCTAGCTTCTCTATTCTCCATACCAAACTGACCATCTTCTCTAATACCTGTGTCATCAACAAACAAACTATTGTATAAAGATGTCCCTATCCTACCTGTAGCTCTAGAAGGGTCAAATTCTCCAAGTTCATCTGTACCTGACCCTGGTTCTTGTAAGAAACCATAGTTATATAAAGCATTAGCTTCACGGTCTTGACGAGCTTCACCAGCTATACGTTCTTGTTCCAGTTTCTCTTGCTCATCCATAGCATCTGCCGTTGCAAATGCGGCATCTGCGCTTTGGGTATCTCCTTCAGCAGCTTGTTGTCTAGCTATAAAGTCTTGCTCTCTAGATGCTCTGTTGACATTTCCTGAATAAGGTTGAAAAAAAGCTAAACGTTCATCTCCGCCCGTTCTACCTTGTACGTCTGTTATATAATCGCTATCCAATTCATCTACAAAACTTAATGGGACATTGTCAAAACTGCCTTCTTGTACTGCAGCATCTCCACCTCGTCTAAACAAATCACTTACTTTTTCTCCACCTCTAGTAGCGTTAGCAGAATAAAATCTACCTGTATCTTGGTCAAAGACACGAACTGTAGGATTGGTTAGAACATACTCACCTGTTTCATCTAATTCAAAATTTGTTAATTGACCATCTAAACGAGTACCTGGACCAAAGTAAGTACCTGCAAGTCCAGTATCATTAATGTACTCGACTGCTTTTTTCTTACCTAATATTTTAGTCATATCGCTTACAGTTAGAGCTTTAAACCTATTAGTATTACCTTGTCTTCGTTCTAAGTCTGTTTTAAATGCGTTAAATTTGTCTTGGTCACCGCCAAAATACTCATTGTTTACTACGTTAGGGTCTCTTTCTAAAGTTTGTAAAGCTTCTTGGCGAAATACACCTTGTCGCGTACGGATATTTCCAGATTTTTGCCTATCTTCTTGTTTTGCATACTCAAGGTCTGCTAAAGCAGCACGGCTTCTAGGAGCGTTGACTTGAAAAAAAGTATCTAATAAACCCATAATTTTTACCTATATAAACGAAGCTATAGTTCTGCCTATATTACCAAGAAAACTAGCAGACTGTCTTTTATACGCAGCCCTGTCATTTTGAAAAGCTGTTTGCCTTTGAGCTGCATTTTGAGCCGCACTACCTAAACCAGATAACGAGCTACGATTAACTCCTTGTCCTATATTTATTAAATCACTTAGCACTCTTTGGTTAGCATCTCTTTGAGCTAAACGTGCGTTATTTAAACTATTTGCTAATAGAAGATTCCCTCCACGTTGACTTAAACGATTCATTTCTTGTCGTTCAGCTCCTGTTTGTTGATACCCAAATCGTTCACGGTTACGTCTTGCTATACCTTCAGCTAAAGCTATTTGTTGTGGAGTATCTTCCCTAGCTGCTTCTATTAAATCTGTGCTTCCTCTAGAAGCTACTAAGGCATTTTCAAAATCTCTAAAGTTACGAACATACCTTTCGTACTGACTTTCTGTTACGTCCGCAAAAGTAGCGTCTGGATCGGATACTCTAGGTAGTTCATCTGAAGAAAAATCATCATAGTTATTACTGTATTGTAAAGTCCCAATACCACCGCTTGCTGACACAGGATCTGCTACTTGCTGTTCTTCGTCAAGACGCCTACGTTCTCCACGTGAGCGCCTACGCTCTCGCATATCTCTGTCTGGACCTCTTCTAGGTATTCCAGTATTTCGTTCTTCTCTTTCTTCTGCTGTAGCCATCAGCTAACTCCTGGTTCAAAACCTTGCATATCGTTATACTGTTGGTCAGTTAACTTATTAGAAACAAGAGGTATAAACCTAGACCCTCCAAGTCCGTAACTTTGATACCCCATTTGCCCACCTACTTCTGTTGGATTTCGTGATACTTTTGTAAACATACTAGGGTTTACAGATCCTGGATTAATTCTATTTAACTCGCTTGTTCTTGCTAAATTTGATCCCATCTGAGCTCCTGCTGCTGTTGCAGTATCCATAAGGGCTTTTCTCCTTGCTCTACGGATAGATTGTTCGTTTTGTACTCTATTTAAATCTACGCTTGTTGCAAACCTAGCCGCTTGAGACAAAGCATCACCTGTATCAGCGCGTTGACCTCTAGCTGTTCCAAGCACACCTGTTTGTTGTGTTATCTTTGCGTCTTTAGAGGCCACGTTAGCAGCCAACATTTGACCGACAGCTGCTGTAGCGGCTTCTGCAGAAGCTCCTATATTTTTAGCTACTCCTAAGTCTAAGTTAGAAGTTAAAGCTTGCATTGTGTCAGCCTGCGCTCTACCTCTAACAGTACTACCTACATCTTCAGTAGCGGCTTTATCACGCATCTCTACTAACAACGGATCATAAGTACGCTCAAAATAATCTGCGTCTTCTTTTGCAATAGCAGCTGCTATTTGTTCTGTCTCAGTAGGTTTGTAGTCCTCTGGATTAGGGGCTCTAGTTTTGCTTCCCATGTAATGTCACCTTTCTTCTGTATACTCTAAATTCTTCTGTCCAACCTGTATTATTTAAAAACTTACCTAACTCTGGCACTGCTGACTGTGCTTCAATACTGCTACATCCACAATATTCAGCAATACCTTCAAACCATCTTATATGATTTAACCAATTATTTTTACCTCTTTTATGTGTGTACGCAATCCATACAACTAAAACTTTTTCTTCAGAAAAAGGATCTTCTTGTACAGAAAGCACTACAAACCCTAAAGGTGATACAAAAAGCATAGACTTACCCGCTACACATTCAGAGTACACGTCTTCAGGTTTATAAGTTAAGTGAGGGTTTTGTTCTAAAATAAATTCAATACCTTCACGTACCATTTCCCAGCAAGTACGAATGTCAGTGTACTCTGGGATATCAAAATCTTTATGTATATTTACAACATTAGCAGTCATTAGTAATCAAGCTCCATTCCATATTTTTTATAACGCTTACGTTTAGTAAGTCCCACTCCTCGGTATTTAACAAGCCTACGCACACCTAAGTCACCGCTACGTGCTCGTAGTTCTGCTTCTGCTACCTGTTGTCTAAACAGTCCTAAGTAATCTGCAGAAGCATAAAGGTCAGTCCAAGCCCTAGAAGGTATACGTAACAGTCTGTACAAAGTTCCATACAAAATACCGTCTCTGTAATCGTTAGAGAACGAAGTATCTATATTTGAGGCAGTTCTTGTAGGTTTAAGAGATACAGAAAGTTGTATTATGCTTGCTTGGGTAGCATTTGGTACTGGTATTAACCAAAACTTATTAGAATCTTTTTGCAGATACACTTTTGGTATACTAGACCTATCTCTCCAATCAGGATAATTTAGTTCTAGACTTCTAGGACTTATAGGGTCTAAATCCTCTCCATCATAAATAGCCCAGAGTATACTGTGTACAGAAGTACCTACTGGCTGGTCGAACTCGTACTCATGTATTCCCGATGTACTAGTAATAGGCTCTAAGTCATGTACAAAAGCTTTGCTTTTTTCACAGAACTCTATAGTAGCTGAACGTAAATTAGATTTTATTAAAACTTCAGGACAGCCTGGTACGTAAGGTAGGATTTCTTTTATTAGAGAGTCAAAAGTAGCCATAGGTTATCCTGTCGGTAAATTTTGTGGTGCGGCAAGTGCGTTACTACGAGAGTCTTGGTTCGGGCTAAGGTTAAACTGTACTTGCGAACCCCCCGATATACTGGATATAAACAATTGATAATGTAATTGTGCCATAGCCATATTGCCTGCAAACTCCGCATCTTTTAAATAACATTTGTACAATACAAAATCTACTATAGCATTTCCGTATGTGTCGTCTATGTATATAGTAGAACTAGTGCTAGATAAATCTGTAGGATTTCTAGCCGTTATAACTTCAACAAACGTACTTGTACTAGAAGCTCCTGGATATACGTAGAACCTACGAGGGTCATCTTCATCAAACATATAATGTTTTATAGTAGTAGTATGTGCTGCATCTCCTGTTACATCAGGATCATGCCAATCAGGATCTTGAGCATTAATAATATCCATATCTACTAATGTAATAGCTCGTTTACCTGTTGCACTGCCCCCTGCTGCAGACATGTTTCGTACAACTTTTATTAGGCGTAATGCTGTATCAGGAATAGACTGTTCTGTTCCAACAGCTAACGCTATATTAGAATGATCTGCAGCTGACTCTGGACGTAAGTTAACAATTTCCCTCTGAGCATCATTTATATAACGTAGTAATTCTGTCTCAGGAAAACGAACATTAGTAGAGTCTTGTAAAGAGTCTTCTATGCGTAGTATTAGGTTTGCACCTGTTAATGTACCTGCCATATATTACCTTTATTCTTCTACGTAAGCCTCATTTACATCAGGCGTACTAGGATCATCAGCTTTGTAGTGACCATCTTTAGTTCTGGCTCTTTTCTTTTTAGTTACTTTCTTTTTAGCCGCTGGTTTCTTTTCTTCTTTAACTTCAACTGCGCCTTGTTGTAACGCCTGAAGTCCAAGATCATCGCCTACTTCTCTAACTTCATCTTTAGCGATATTTATAGAAGCTCCCCAAGTTGTAGTCACATGTAAATCTCTATTTGCTGTTATTTTCATTTTTCCCTCCTTGGGAAAATTAAGTTAAAAGATGGTGGCCGTCCTTAACAAAGTTAAGTAGGCCACCTTTGCTGCTAATTAAAATGCAACGTCTAAACGAATAACACCAAAGTCTTCAGCCTGACCTGTTATGTCAGAGTGATACTTAGGCTTCTTCATTCCAAAGATCTTACCAATTGAAATACCGTTTTGGTTTCCGTAGTCGAATACATCTTCAACTATTTCTGGAAGACCGATATCTGCCATAGCAAGAGCTTGAGCTCCAACAAATAGACATGCAGAACCGTTGACGTCAGCGTCAGCGCCCCACTTGTAACCGTTAGAACCTGCGTTAGATGATGTTCCTGTAAGAGCTCCACTTGTGTTAAACACGTGTCTGAACTCATGGATCATCACACCATCAACCATTAGACTTGAAGAACCTGAGAATAGTTCATTGTTAGGTCCTCTAATACCAGCACTTCTAACGTTAGCTAGGAAGTCTGAGTCTAGTTTAAGGTCAGCCATTACTTGTGGAGTAACGAATAAGTGGTACACTTCATCGTTACCAGCTCCACGCAACCCACGGATGTATTGATCTTTAGCAAAAGCTTTAAGAGCAAGAATACACTCATAAGTTATCGTGTCAGCTGCTGCAGTAGCAGTAACATCTCCAGCTACAAGTTTACTAGTAGCGTCCCAACGTCTGTGACGGTTGGTAGTAGGAGCAGTAACGTCACTTGCGAAAGCAAGATCCCCAAGATTTTGTCCTGTGTTTAGGACACCTCTCAACGCACCGTTGTTTTTAAGCGTGTATGCAATACCTGATAACGTTAAAAACGCAAGTTGGTCGATACGATCTGCCATTGCGTATGCAAGTGCATCTCGTGAGTGCTCACGGAAGTTAACAACTGATTTTTGATCAGCAAGACGTCCTGAAAGACGGTTTGCAAACCTTAGTTGATCAAGTTGTGTAACTATGTCGAATGCTCTTAATGCTTCTTCATTACCTTCTAGAGAGTTGTCACCAACGATACCATCGCCTGTCATATCAGCAAGAAGAGTAAGTACTGCTCTTGCGCCTTTTTCAGACTGGGTAAGTTCAGATATTCTTTGAACCATAGCGTTAGAGCCACTTCCAGCGAATTGGTTAATGAAGGACATATTTCGAGCTACGCGCCAAAAATCACGTGACCAGATAGTAAGCTGTTCGCTAGTCAGTGATGCAAAGTTAGTATTTGCCATTTTTAATATCCTCAAAAAAAAGATTAATTTACAATTTAATCGACTTCTGGGGCGATATAACCCGTATACCCTGTATCGTTGGGTTACGCTTTCGTAGTTTAACGAACACGACCTCGAATAGTTTAACGCCATAATAGGCGAATAACGTTTTTTTACCTAAACGACCTGGGTTAGATATCGTTCTAACGGACGAAGTTACCTATTATCCTACCACAAATTTAGCCAAAGTCACCACGTAGCCGTCTTAATGTTTCTGCAGGTAGTGCTCCAAACTCATCATCTGACAGCACATTAATATCTGCAGCTTTGTCTCCGCGTTTTGCAGCGCTCTCACCTTTTAAAGTAGGAGGCTGCGCTTTTGAAGCCGCAATTTTATTTTTTACTGTTGCTTTTTGTTTCTTTTCCGCTAACTGCTTAGTCTGAGTAGTGTCTTTAGCCTCTTGAGTATGTAACAACTCTGGTTTTTTTGCGGCTAAAGTATACTCAGTAGCTTTTGCTAAAGAATCTGCTGGCTCATACCCTTGGGTTATAAAAGCATCTCTTAACTCCATAACTTCTCGAGTAAGCTCTTCATTAAAATCCGCTGCATTTTCGTCTAAAATAGGGAAAGTACTAGCAATTTCTTCAGCTTTCTGCGCTAATTCTTGTTGCGCTCTATCTTGTTGAACGGTATGTCCCATTTGTTGTTGTATATCAAACATTAACGCATCTTTTTCAGCTTTACGTATTTCATTACGTAACCCTACAGCTTTAGCAGATTCACCATCTAGAATTAGCTGTTGGTATTCTTGTTCTTTAACATCAAAATCATACTTAGGAGCTTCAGCTTTTACTTCTGCTTCTTGTTTCTCAATGTCATCAATTC